CACCTTCGACAAGCGCGGCAACTTCGCCGACAAGATTCGTCGCACCAATGGTGAGTACTCCTATTTTTCGTACTATTTCGACGTCAACGGCTATGCCCTCGGCTGGAACGAGTACAACAAGGCCAACCAGCTGACCGGCCGCACGGCATACCTCAACGACAAGAACGGCAACCGCATTGCCCGTACTGTCTATATGAAAGAGCGTATGTCGAAGAAAGAGACCAGCAAGTACGAGAACAACCGCCTTGTCGAGGAACAGAGCTATGGCGCCGACGGCCAGATGACCGAGCGTCGTGTCTACAAGTACGACAATATGGGCAACAACACCGAGCTGGAGTTCTACAACCCCGACGGCGACCTGATGCAGCGCTATCTCTACAAGTACGACAATCGCGGCAACCGCATCGAGTGGCGCTTCTACGATGCCGACGAGTTCCTTGTAGCCCTCACCACCTATTACTACGACGATCATGACAACGTCGTCGAAGTCAGCTCGTTCAACTACGACGAGCACCTGAACTGGAAGCACAGCTACGTCTACGAGTACGACGAGGACGACAACTGGGTGCGCCAGACCATCTACCGCAACAACGTACCCTACCAGGTCATCGAGCGCGAGATTGCCTTCCCGGCGAACTGATAAGCCATGCCCACCCTCTTCAAGATATTCAACTTCCGGTTCATGTTCTACTCAGGAGACCATGAACCGGTTCACATTCATGTTGTGCGCGGAGGCTGTGAAGCAAAGTTCAACGTGCAGCCTCTGGAGATGGTGTACAATCATGGCTTCAAGCAACATGAGATAACGCTCATCCGCTCGCTGGTGGAAGAAAACACCGATGTGATTGCGGAGCGGTGGCAGGAATTCTTCGGGAACAAAAACAATGGATAGGAAATACATAGCACGCGTTTGGGTGGACGACCACGCCGTCTATGCCGAGACCACCGACGGTCTGCGGGCAAGCTATGAGTTTGCCCAATGGCCCCGCCTACGCAATGCCACCGCCACCCAGCGGCAGGCTTTCGAACTCTCCTATGGCGGCATCCATTGGCCTGACATCGATGAAGACCTGAGTTTCGAGGGCATGTTCCACGATGCCGGCCTCTGCGACATCACACCCACCGAGGATGCCGTCTGCTACCTGGCCCCATACGATACCGAAGATGATACACCACTCCCCACTGCCGCCGAAGATACGGCAGAGTATGGGAAGTGATTCTCGTTAGGTCTGTAATGGTGACAGAATATAGCCGTGTATAATCGCCGATTTGAATTGTCCCCAATTTGAAATTAAAACGTCTCCAAATCTGGAATTAAATCGGCTCCAAAATCGAGCAAAAATTAAGGCGTTGCAAACTGACTGCAACGCCTTTTTAATTGCCGTTTGAAAACCTTTTAAGCTGCCTTCACAAGCATCACGTCATCATAATGCAGGCAAATGCCTTTGACGTGTAAGCGGTGAACTTTCGCACCCTCAAACGGATTGCCAATGTTTGGGTTTCTGCCCATCCAGTCGGCCAACTCGACAATGGTTGACTTGCTGCTGGTGAAATAGACGAATTTCGTTCCCTGGAGGCATTTCAGCACGTCTAAATAGTCGGACAGCTTCCAGTAGTTGTCGCTTCTGTAGGTACCGCAGTCGGTTGACAAATACGGCGGGTCAAGGATGAAAATCACGTCAGGCACCAGCCGGAACTGGTCGAACAGTCGGCGGTAGTCCATCGACACCACCTCGACACCCACCAGATAGCCCTCCACGTTGTAGTCATCCTTGCGGACACGGTTGTAGAGCGTTTCCTTGCGGAACTCTTCGAAGTCGTGGGAATAGTTCATCGTGAAGTGGAGGTTGCTCGATATGGAGAACCAATCGACAAAGCCGGACTTGTTCCACTTCTCGACCTCGGCCACCACCTTCGACCGCACCGGCTCGTCGATGCGCATCTTGTGTGGTACGCTGGCCACGATAGGCCGCAGGGCTTGAAGCATCGCATTGGTGCGCCCGACGTTGGCCAGACGCTCGCTGTAGTGGTCAAAATCGTTGTACACCACCCGGCAGTCCGGGCGTGCGCGTTTGATGGTGTGGCTCACAAGGCCGCTTCCGCCGAATAAATCGACGAACACAGCCCCTTTCTTCTGTTCCTTGGCCATTTCCTCAATCTGGCGTATAAAACGCCGTTTCTGCCCCTGAAATGGCAACGGGGCGTTCACAAACTTCTTCACTTGGTTACGGTTTGTTGGTTAGACATTAAGTTCAAATTTCACGCCATCCTCGCCGTTAAGCAAGGCGCGTGTTTTCTCTATATTGTTTTCATATATATGTACGTTGCCCAGGAACAGCGTAATGCTATGCAGGGGCAAGTCCACCTGTCGGCTGATTAGGTAGAGGTGGTAGATGTCGGAGGGCAGGCCCAGAGAAGCGTCGCTGCTGCGCTGGTATGCCGTCAGCAGCAACCGCCCGTCCTCAATCTGGAACTGCACCAGCGACAGGCACGGTGCCTGGTTGGTCTCTACGTTGGTCTCGCCGAGGAACAGCACGTAGTTCTTGCTGTTGCGCTTCTCGCGGTTGATACGCTCGATCAGCCGGGGCAGCTTTTCAAAATAGGTAGGGTAGCTGTTGACCAATATCGGCCCGCAGTAGTCCCACCACGATATGCCCGCCTCGCGGTAGGCCTCGGTGTTGCGTTCACCACGGCAGAACAGTTCCAGCTCGCTGCGGAGCTTCTTGCGGGCTATTCCGTGGCTCTCGAAAATATCGAGCAAATCGCCCGCATCCATCCGCATGACCTCGTTGGTCAGATAGCGGATATTTCCCTTTTTGTTGTGCTGCTCGTGCCCGTTTTCCAACACGTTTTGCAGCATAGTATAATACTTATTCATAAATGGTTATGGTTGATGGTTTGGTCAATTCAAAAAATGTTCGTAATTTTGCACCCGCTTACCTCGGTGAAATACACCAAAAACTAAACGCCTATTGTGGCTGGAGAATTAAGTCCCCAGCTGCCACAATAGGCGTAATTAGTTAATACGAGGTAAGCAATCTTATTAACAGGCTGGGGGCTTTTTTATGCCCGCCCCCGAGGGCAATGGGCTCACTCGCGCAGATAGGGTTCCACATCGAAAGCATCCTTTTCAACCCATCCCTCGTCGAGGCACCTTTGGACATGGTTGCCGACGGCTTTCTGGAAGGCTGACAGTTTGCTTGCCGATGTAAATTCGTAATAGACGGGGCTGCCGTCGGCGGCCTCGCCCAGCTTCAGACGCACCGGGCAGGTCATGCTGTTGCGGAACGTCACCTGGTTCTCCATGGAGAGGTACACAGGGCAGCCTTCATAGACAAACCCGGTGAGGATGCTCTGCTGCACCCGCTCGTTGACCAACTCGACGAAGAGACTGCGCACCTCGTCGGCTGTGGGTCGATGGTCGAAGTCGTGCTCCATCCACTCGGCGCCATCCTCGGTCTCGGTGATTGCCAGGCGTACACGCCACAGCCCTTTCACAGGGTTGAGGCATACGATAGGTTCGGGGTTTCTGCCCCCTTCTGCGCGTTTCATATTTAGGTGAATATATATTTGGTTTTACCTTTTCCGAAGGTCTCGGCCTTGATTGTCGTCTCGAATGGGAATCCGTCCGGCACCTCCTTGATTTGCTCCAGGATGTTGCGCATCTCGATAGAAGAGGTGAAGAACTTGAACGGCTCGCCGTTCTTTTCGATGGCTACCAGTGTGCGGTCGTCGCCCTGGTCGGTCTTGATGCCGGTCTCGTAGTCCTTGACCACGATGGGGAGGTTCACCAGCTCGCGGATGCTGATACTCGGTCCGGGGAAGCGTTTCTTCCCGTCTGCGGGCGCATAGCTCACGCCCAAGTCTTTGAAACTTTTCATTGATTTACCTGTTAATGTTTGAAATAAGTTATTACAATCGGCGTGCTTGGCCATACCGTAGAATGCGGCAATCAGTTCAGCACGTCTTTTTCGACTTTTTACCTTGGCAAGTTTTCGGGCAAACTTCTTTTTATTCCTTTTACGAAGTTCAACATAGTCTGCGGAATAAATCACATATCCAAGCATGTCTATACCTTCACCGATAGGGAACACCCGTTCATTGGTTTTGATAGTAAGATCGACACTCTCTACACATTCGTGGACAATGTTCCTTATTTTCCAAAGCGTTTTCTTGGAACCACTCAAAATAAGCAGGTCGTCCCTATATCTATAGTAATATTTAACCCCATATTTGTCTTTTAACACATGATCCAGGACATAAGACATTAGTGTGTCAGACACCCCTTGCGATGACCTCAACCCCATGCTCAGTCCAAACGGGAGCATGCGGACAAATTTCTCCAGAAGAACTAACAAAATCGGATCCTTAAACACTCTGTGCAAATAATACATAGCCCACTCTTGGACTATGCTATCATAAAACTTGCAAATATCTTCCTGCAAAGCGAACTTGGTTCCTTGTGGATCCCGGCGCATATCGTCACAGATATACTCGAGCAAGTCATGCATTCCCCTGTCTTTAATACTTGCTGCTGTTGTTCGTATGAATCTGGGACGCAAGTGACGGTCAACAACACGCATTACAGCGCAGACCCCCACCCTTTTTATAACCATTATAATTTGAAGTTTTCGGGTCTTCCCATTTTCTTTTATCTCGACTTCGTGGAATTCTCCTATCTCAAAACTTCCATCGGCCAATTCGGACTGTAACATCCTGATGGTCGCGTCTCTGTCGGCAAGTATTACCTTGCCTTCTTCTGATTCTTTTCTTTCTGTACCTCTTAATACTTCATCAATCGCATCTGAAATATTGTTGTAGTCTAATATTTCAGGCATAATGTAGCCTTCTCGCCTCATAGCCTTCCTTGTTTTGGGCCCGACTTCTTCGACTGCCAAATGGCACCTACCAAACTCTACCCAGTTCACTTGATGTTCCACCTTTCCGGCATTGCCGCTGTTGGTGAGGCTCATTCCCCTCGGCACCTCGTTCAGGGACGCATCCCTCATCGATGTAGGCCGATTAAAAAACAGACAAACTAAAAGCAGTCCGTTAGGATGTTCAGACGGGAGCCGAGTGTCGCGTTCGAGTTCGCTGCATCGTTGTTCGCGTTCGCGTACGAAACACCGCCGTTCGGGTTCGCACTGTTGTTCGAGCGATAGACGACACGGGCTACCAGGGAAGTCCGCCTTTTGTCTTCTATAACGTTGGTGTCTCATTTTTATTGTTTTACTTTATACTTTTTTCAAAATACCAAAATCGGCCAAATTTTTTCAAAATCGACCCGCTTACGCGGGATTTGTTGAGGGGGCTGTCGCCCCCTACGCTTTACGCGCTTCGCGCTCCGTTTTACGACACCTCGCTGGCCGCCTTGAACGCTGCCACGCTCGCCGCTCTAACGATGGTTCCGCGGAAGGCCAGACGCGAGCCGAGCGACGCGTGCGAGCCCGATGCATCGTAGCTCGCGCTCGCGCACGACACACCGCCATTCGGGTCCGCGAAGTTGTTCGAGCGATAGACCACACGGGCTACTGAAGCAGTATAATAGTGAATGTCACAATAAAAAGTGGTAGAGGTTGCGCCCGGCGCCTGCGCCGCGATGATGTCCATATATTTGCCGTGAACAATGCCCCGGATATAGTTGCCGGAAGTGGTCGACCCTTTCACCTTGCGCTGCGTGCCGTCAGGCATATCGATCACCCATTTACCGTCAACCTGGCCGACATTCACGGCGACGTTGTCCATGCACTCTGTTTTGTCGCCAAAGAAGTTCTGGTAGCCCATGCAGTTCACGGCGTTTATGCTCACCAGTTGTGGGGGGTCGGCCTCGTTCCACGCCCATGCACCGGTGGTGGCGTTGTTCTGGTTGACGGTGTCCTTCATGCCAATGGCCGCCGTCCTGTTCTGTGGCTGGGAATAACTCGACTCGCCATAGCCGCACTGCCCCTGGCTGTCCGTCGTGCCATATTTGGCATAAAAGAGGTTGGCGATGTCTTTGTGCATCTCGTAGTCTATCTGCTGCATACCACGCTGGGCACTGTAGTAGTTGAAGTCGGTCCATGTCAGGTTGGCCACGCTCGGTGTGGAGGTCATAACACTGCGTAGCTTGGTTCCAACAATGGTACTCTCGGCAGCTGCAACCATACAATCGTCATGCTCTACCCAGTCCGGCTCCATGTCCTCAATTTTTGTGCTATTGCTCAACACCACCTTGTCGAACTCGGCACTTTTCTGGATGGTCCAATACAACCGCTCTGCACCTGCCGGCACGTCGGCTATCACATACATGCCCGGCTCGAAACCGCCACTCAGAGTCTCTACCATAACTTCACCCACGATGGCACCCTCTGCATCCGTGAAGATTGCACCCATGAAGTTGGATCCGGAAACGGTCGGGTACCGCACTTTTCTATAGCCGGCTACCTCAATATTGCACACAGCATAGCTGCTGTCACTGGAATAGGCCGCTGAAAGGCTGCCTTTTCCGGTCTGCAACTTATAGTTGTTTCTCACCCCACCGGCTGCCTGGATGTCGGCATACAGCAATACCGTAGCCTCCGGGCATCTGGGTTCCGCTGTCTTGCTGCTGAAGCAGCGGTAGTTTTTCTTGTGCAGGAAGTCGGTGATACCCTTGTACCAGTAATGGGGTTCTATCACCATCACGTCGCCTTCCGTGCCGTCAAGTTTGGCGGCACTACAGTTGGCCAGTTCCTCGGCATCGGCATAGTATCGGCTGTCTTTGTCGTGTAGTGGGTAATAGGTCATTTCTCCCGCTGCCGTTACCTTGGCAAGCACCCTGTGGCGTTGCTCCAAAATTTTTGTAATATGACCGCTGGGCACATAGTCAATGCCGTACTTGTAACCGGTATGGTTGTCGAGGTTGCTCATGCGGTGCGGGTCCTCTATGCTCTCGTCGCTCTCGACCATCGTGTATTCAGGGTCAAGTATCTCCAGTTCGGGATAGGCGGACTTCACCTCTTCGCTGATAAAGCGCGTCAGCTGGTACCGCCCTGTCAGGGCGCAATAGTTCACATAGTTGCCCTGTGCATCTACGCCTTGGAGGTTCCTCGCCGCCATGCGTACCAGGTCTTGGCCGTCGCCCTCGATGTCGCCGAGCTCGACGCGCATTCTCTGGAGGCCGTTGCACCGCCCCGCCAGCGTTTCCCACTCCAAGCCGGGGCAGCCGCTGACAATAAGGGTCGTTACGTTGGCATAGCTCTCCACCGTCAGCCCTGCCATGGTAAGCATCGGGAGGCTCTCCAGCCGCAGGGTGGTCAGTGTGCCGGGCAGCACCAGTGTCTCGGTCGGCGCTCCTTGGGCAAGCATCACATTCGTTACCTCGGTACCGCCGAAGCGTCCGATACGCAGGTGGGTCTGCCCGCGCAGGTCAAGTTCCTTGCTGCCCGCCGCCGTGCTTGCGCCTCTCTGGTTGGTGAGGTCTATCTCCTCCAGCAGACGGCAAGCGTCAATCTCCATGAACCAGCTGCCGCCGGTGGAACTCTGCATACCCATCAGCAGACGGCGCATCTTCACGCACTTGTTGAGGTTCCATGTGCCGGTCATCTTGCCGGCCATGCCCGTAAGGTCAAGCTCCAGTATTCGGCTGGCGCCATACACGCGGATGGGGTCGTTGGCCGTCAGCGCTGCCGTCAGGGTCAGCGTGATTTGCTCGTTGGCCGCCGCCTCTATGCCTATCTGGTAGGTGTTGTTGTTCGTTCCCCAGCCGAAGTAGTAGGCCTCCAGGCTGGTAATGGCTATAGTGTTGGCCGCGTCGTTGGCCGCACGAGCCACGTAGGCATCTATATTGTCGCTCAGGTACTGCCCGCAGCGGTACTTGGCGTCAAGCAGCGCGAAGCGGTTCTCTATGGTGAAATGACGGTGGGCTTGCCCGGTTCCCTTCAGGGCGTACATGAAGCTGTAACGTGTCAGTTCGCCCTGCTTCATGACCCCCTCCAGTTGGGGGATGATGTAGGTGAAGTGGCCGCTCTTGTTGTACGCCCTCTCGCACCAGTTGCCCTGCTGCTCCTGGTCGAACATCGCGTGGACCCTGGCGTTGGTCATTATCCCGCGCATCGAGTTGGCCACCGTGCTCAACTGCCCGCCCATGTTCGCAAGCACCAGGTTCCACAGCCATGAGCCGTGGCCCTCGAAGGCGTACTTGTTACGGTCCACATCCCACGTCGTGCGCGTCAGCAGGTAGTCGTAGGCAAGGTAGCTGTCGTTTCGGTCGCAAAGCATGGTGTCGGCGTCCCAGAAGAAAAACCACCACTTGCCGTTTACCGCGTTGCTTACTATCTCGTGGGTCGTGTTGTCCCTCACCACGAAGGTCGCCAACATCATGTTCTTTGCCCGCTGGTCCACGCTCATGAAGTAGTCGGTGTAGATGTACCACGACAACAGGCTGTTCACGTTGAAATACTGCTCCACCTGCTGGGCGAACTGGGCGTTCACCCATGTACTCAGGCGGTCGTCGCCCCCCTGTTCCTGTAGTCTCGTGGCTATCTCCGCGCCCGCCGGCTTCATCGTCCGGATCCAGGTGAAGAGCCGCTTGATGGCCGCCTTCTGCTCCGCCGTCGCCGCCGGCTTGTTTTTCGCCGGGTTGCCGTTCCATGTGGTGTCGTCTTCCGGGTAGCGGAACTCCAGCGCATCGTCGAACTCATCGTCAAGCTGCGTGTCAAGGTCGGCATCGACCTGGAAGTTGCACAGACGCTCCGAGTTGTTCAGGAACTCCAGGCAGCAAAGGCACTCCAGACTCGTGCCGTTACCAAGGTCTATCGGGTCGAAGCCGTACACCTTGCCGCTGCTCTTTTTCTCGTTGTTGAAGTTATACTGGCCGTAGTATTCGCTCTCCCCGTCCGCGCTCTCGCTGCTGAATATGTCGATGGGCAGGCCGTCAAAGCCTGTCCTGTAGGCCGTGTTCAGCTGCTGGGGCGGTGTCAGTATGCCCATCTCCTTGAACACCTCGTTCATCAGCTTCGACGATCCCGTGTTGTGCGTCATCGAAGAGTCCGAGAAGTCCTTTTTGCAGACAAATATGTTGATGGGTATCGCACCGGGGCGCATGGCGTAGTAGTTCTTGTTGTTCCCCCTGTCGGCCTCGCAGGTGCCGGTACCGGGTGCCGCCAGCTCTTTCTGTGCCTCGGCTCCCACAAACAGCTTCGGGCCTGTGCCGGTGCCTTTGTTCAGGGTTATGCGGTAGTTCTTCCTCGGATATTTCGTCGAGCTGGTACCCTGTATCTGCACCAGCACGCTCCGCGCCACGAAGTCGTATTCAGACCCGAATGGCGAGAAGAAATAGACGTCACCGTAGAATTTTGCACTTTTGTCATTGGTGGCGTTCAGTTCCTCCAGGCCGCCGATGCGCACCACCCTCAACACCCCCTTGCCCTTGCCGCGCAGTTTGTCGATGTCCACCGCGTCGCTCTCCAGGATGTCGTTGTTCTCGTACACCTCGTATATCTCCGAGCCGGTCAGCCGGTCGATGGCATAGTTGCCGAATTCCTCGTCATCGGTCAGGGCACGGGTATAGACGCGCGTGATACGGTACTGCACATCCGCGCTGCCGCTCTCCACCGTTATGCCTACAGGGTTGGCTTGCATGAAGCTGTCGCCGTTGCTGTACACGTCAGCCGAACAGCGCACGCCGTTCACATAAAGTTCCATCAGCCGGTCGCCGCTTCTGCGCCCTATCACGAAGGCCACCTTAATCCACTCGCCGCTGGCGTAGTTGGTGCTCACACCAGCCGGCTTCTCTATGGTCTGCCCGGTGTCATCGTCCACGATGCTCTTGGTACCGCCGGTCAAAAGGCTGATAAGCTCCGTTGTTATCTGGAAGCCCTTGCCGCCGCTGTAGCAGCTGATGACATTGCCCGTGCGGTCGGTCGGGTTCTGTATGCGGTATTCCATCTCCACCGTCAAGCCCGTGGCTCCGGGGTCGCTTGCGAATGGCTGGATGCCGATGATGGCCCTCGCGCCGTTTTTCAGCACAAGGCTCTCGCCATCCCATCCGCTCACGTTCCAGTCCACATTCTCAAACGTCGTGGCGATACCCTCATACACCCACTGCGCCGGGTTCGCCTCGCCGTTGCTCCTGCCGGTGGCTTTCAGGCGCAGCGCCAGACTGCCCACCGCCTCGCTCAGGTCTATGGTGCTTCCGCTGACCACTATGCCCAGCGGATAATGAGTGCCGCCACACACCAGTTCTCGGTTCACTGTTCCGCTCTCGTTGAAGCGGTTGGTGTAGCTCTGCATCGTGCGGCCCACGGCCATGGTGTTTATCGTTGTGCCGCCCTCGCTCTCCACCACGGTGGCAATGCTCCCCGCAGGGTCGTAAGCAGCCCACTGGAACGCCAGCTGCTCATACTGACCGACCGTAAGGGCTGGGTAGGCACTCTGGGCATCCTGACTGTCATAGGCGATTATGTCGCCATCGTCATTTATGGCCATCAGCCCGATGTAGGGGTTGCTGCCGCCGGCCTTCAGGATGTCTATCCAAATGCTCTCGCTCTTTATCCCTCCGACCTCGGCCACCATCTGCAACCAGTGCCGTCCGGGGGTGAGTGTCCTGGCGGCAATCAGGAACTCTCCGTTGGTGGTGCCGCTTTTGCTCACCGTCTGGCTTCTGTTCAGGGCGTGGTTCTCGTCGCCGTCAACCGTCAGGCTCACGACCTTGTTGCCGCTGCCACGCACCGCCCACGGAATGGTAATGGTCTCGCTGTCAAGGTAGCCGCCGTTGGTAAAGCCGTCGGCAAGGTCGTAGCTCGTAGTCAGGCCAATCTGCACCACGCTCACACTCTTGTAGGCCTGTTTCGTCTGGCTCTGGGTGTCGCCGGTCTCTTCGTTCACTATCTGGCACACGGCTTGCACGTACACATCCATTGTGCCGGCTTGCATTGCGCTGCTGATGTCTATTGTGTAGGTACCGGCGGCCACCTCGTTGATGGTGCGCTGCATCGTGATTGTCGAGCCTCTCTTCACCGTGATGGTGATAGTGGCCTTGGTGCCGTCGCTCTCCCCGTCGCCGTTGAGGTGGTCGTACTGGTAGGTCAGCGTTACATGGCCGCCCTCTTTCACCTGTTGTGCGCTCACATTGGCACGCAGGCTGATGCGGCTGAGGTTCTGGCTGCCGCCTCCGCCGGTACCAGCCGGAAGCGGAGCCACAATGTCGGTACCGTACTGGCGGCCAAGCACCAGGTTGTATGTCGGGTTCCCGTCCGCATCTTCGCCTTGCTCCACCTCGGCACTGGTGATCATTCCATCTTGGAGCTCGGCTATCTTCGGGGCCACAACCGAGTTGGCCACGGCGTTGTCGCTCCCGGCGTCAAGCGTCTGGTCCACCTCCACCGTGTCGATGGGGATGTTCACCTTCCCCTGGCTGTCCTTCGTCAGCTCCGTACCGTTCACCTTCACCCCGGCCACCACAAGGACGTTCACCTTGCCCTCGCCGTCCGGCGTCACCGGCGTTCCGTTGACGCTCAATCCCGCCAGCGATCCACCCCCACCATAGTCTTTCCACAAGGCCTCCGTCAGCCAGTCGTCGATACTCTCGCCCGTGAACTGCTTGCACACCCATTTCCCGTCGGCATAGTAAGTGATGCAGCGCCCCGGCTTGCGCTTCTTTTGGACCACTGCCGCGATAGCTGTGGCCAGGTCGGCCTGCTGCCCCAGATTGATGGTGTTGCCGTCACTGCTGGCCTCTTTGGGGCGTACCTTGCCGTCTCTGTCCACCGTCAGAACCTTGTCTGCCTGGCTCACTCCTTGGTCTATGTCTACCTTGCCGGGCAAAGTCGATTCGATGGTGTCCAATCTCCCATCAGTTGCCAGCTTGTAGGCATTCATGGCGGACAAAAAGTCAGACACCGTGCCCCGTAGTGCTTCGAGGTCTGCCTGGCTCGCTTTGCTGTTAAGGGTGGTGAGTGCCCCCGAGAGGGTTCCCATTGTGTTGGAAAGGCTCGCATTGGTTGTACTTATGCTTTCTGCCAGCTGCCGCAGACGTACCGCCACTACTTTGTTCTGCACTGGCTGGATGCTCCCCTCGTCAAGGGTGTTGTCCACCTGCCATGCTTCGCCCTCCCCCAAGCTAATACGTTCCAGCCGCTGCAAAGCGGCGTCGAGGTCGCTCTTATGGAAGAAGGAATCGAACAGGTCGCGGAAGTCCTGTTCCGTGGGTTTCATACCCGTCAGGAAACGACTGATAAGGCATTCTATAGATCTTTGCATATCGCTTTAATTGTCGTTTAATCGTTGTTTAACTGATGATGAATTGGCCGATGCGCCAGCCGCCGATGCCCTCGGTCAGCTCTGTGGCCGGGTGGGTGCTGTTCTGTGCGTAGTTCCTCACCACACGCCGGTTCCTGATGCCGGGACCGCTGCCAGCCTCCCCCCCTTCGATTAGGTCGGTAAGGCTCACGCCAAGCGACACGGCAAGGTCCCACGCCTCACTCGCCCGCCCGCTGCGCTCCAGGGCAACGTCTATTATCGTCTGTCCTTGTCCGGCTTTGCTCATTAGCTGATGTGTGGTGTTTTTCCAATAAATACGCCGTTTGCATCGAAGTCGGTGGGCATGGCGCACATATTTGACGTGTTGGTTGCCGCCGCATCGATAGCCTCCTGTTTGGCTGTCGCAACGTCTGCCGCAGTAGCCTTGGCAGCTATGGCGGTGTTCACTTCGCTTAATCTTTGGCTAAAGACAGATTGCAGGACAAAGCCAGTCACGTCGGGTAACTCGGTCTTCAACGCATAGTTGCTCATCCCCAACAGGGTCGAGAGTTCCGATTTCTGCGCATAGTCGGATAGCCCTATAAGCGTCGAAAGGTTTTCGATACGTGCATACGGCTGGAGTCGTGTTCCAATCTCTGTTCTTATGGTGTCGTCGCGCTGGTTCAGACTCTCGTTCACGTCGGAGGCCGTCGCCAGTCCGCTTATTTGGTCGTTGACCCACGTCTTTGTGGCCATGTCGGCAAGTGCCGCAGTAAGGCCGGCACTGGTGACATAGTTGGCCAACATGCCGGGGAGCATTTGGGCGAGAATGTCCGACACCATATTACCCACGGCTTGGATTATCCGTCTTTCAGCTGCTTCGATGGCTGCTGCCACGGCATCGCCACTCACCACACGCTCATCCCCATTGGCCACCTGGCCTAACTCCGATTTGTGGATGTAGCTGTCGAGCAATTCGAGCAACACCTCGGCTGTCAAAACATCGCCATTCTCAAGATGGCTTGCTAACCATTCTTTTGTTTTCATCGTATTATGTCTCTACCAATTCCAAATTGTCCTATAGGTACTATGCGGTCGCGTCTGGGCGTTCCGTCGGTGGCGGGTCTGGCGTCGCTGGCGGCCATCTCCGCCGCCGTGTCGCGGTCGCCGCCGTCGGTCGGCACGTCAAGCTCGGCATTGCCGGGGATGTCGGTCAACCCGAAGCCGCTGCGCACGGCTATGTCCCATGCCAGCTCCGCGCTGCCGCACACCTGCGCCGCCACGTCTATCAGTGTCTGTCCCTGCCCGGCTCTCATATCTCAAAATATGTGTCGATTTTTAGGGTGTCGCCAATCTCAGGGTCGCGATCCAGCGTGAGGATACCGTCGCTGTCGACGATGGCACACGCAGGGGTGCCGTTGTAAAGCACCGGCACCAGCACGTCGCCCGCCGGACGGTAGCCCGAAGGCAGCTTCATGGTGTTGCCGACAAAACTCAGTTCAAAGGACTGCTTCACCTCACTGAGCACACCCACTTGATTGTAGATAGACTTGGCCGCCGTGGCCTGTACCAGTGTGCCGACAGCCGGAACTTGTGCTGCACCGGCAAAATAGCCGGTGTCTATCAGTTTCTGCGTAACGCGCAGGTACGGCTGGTATGTCAGCTGTCCGGCCAGATGCACACGCCCGCCGGCATAGGACACACGCAGCACATTGCCAGATATGCCGGCGTTCCAGTTGGTACCGTTGGTGCAGTTTCTCCAGTTGCTGTCATCCTGACGGGCTTTCTTCACCCATAGCCGCTTCATGTCGGCATAGGTACGCGCCGGGGCGTTGGTGTTGTCCTGGTTCGTTCCCCATTCGAGGTAGCGTTCCGTCCGCACCAGGACATTCTCGCCGTTTCCGTTTTGGGCATAGACAGGGCTGGTCTGAAGGTTGAGGTAGGTGTTGGTACCGCCGGAAGAGGCACGAACCTCCAGCACCTCGTAAACAGTGCCGTCGTTGCCGTCGGAAAGTCCGAGGATGGCATAGCCGGAATCACCGGCACTGGCGCAGCCGGCAACAATGCAGTCCCCCAGCGGTAGAATGGTGGCCAGCAGCTGAAGCGGTGCCTGGATGTCTCTTTGAAGCTCCGCCATCCGTGTCTTCGAGAGAGGGAATTTTTCCGCGCTCTCTGGGTTAAAATTCTCGTGGTTCATATCTTCTAATAAAAGTTAATTGTGTAACTGCTCCCCGCCATTTTCCAGCGGTCGAGTATCGCTTCCACTTCGGGTTGGTTGACACGGTAGGCACTCGGAAGGCTCACCGTGAACTCCCGATTCCACCATATCATGTCGTCGCTCCATAAGTCCAGGGGGGCTTCTACCCTTGGACCGCCAGCGACGGGCTCTTTATCCAGTTTCGGGGCCACATCCCAGCCGTCGCTCTCGCGTGGAAGATCGACGGTCTCGCGGTCTTCCACTTCTCCGAATTGCACCAGGTTCACGCCGATACAGAGGTGGTCGGCTATGGCTTGGCGCAGCTGCTTGACGGTGGGGCCGTAGATGCGCTCCTGTTCCTCCTTGGCTGCATAGGCCGTGAAGTCGGCATAGATGCGCTTCAAGGGCACGAAAGCCGTGCGGAACAACGCCTCCAGCAGCCCGCCCTGGCGCAGGACATGCGGCATCAGGATGATGCGCAGTTTGTCAAGATCGATGTTCATCATAACAGGGTGCCTCGGGTATAGCGTTCATAGACTACGGTAATATTAGCGTCGGGTACGTTCCAGTAGCCACTCTCGGCCTGTTCCTGTTCCCCGAACTCGTGCCAGGTGTTCTGCGCATAGCGCGTCAGCAGCTGGTCGATGCGCACCATTTCCACGCCCGGCACCTCGCGCAGCTCATCGACGATGGCGTTACGGCTCAACAGGCCGTCGAAGTCAAGGTTGCTGACGTATTCCTTCAGGGCTGCCTCCACCGGCTTGTCGCTCGGCACCAGCTCCAGGGGGCTGTACCACACTGTGAGGCGCACGGACATTTCGTCGCCGGGCAGATTGACGATGTCTATCTTCAGTCCCGCGTCTTTCTCCTGGGCCATCCATGTGTCGAGGGCATTTGCCTCGGCTTGGGTCAGCTGGGTACGGCTGCCGGGGTTCCCCTTGGCGACCTTTATCTTCAGCTTTGCACCTCGGTCATCCACCGAGCAGTATTTCACCGGCGGTTCCTCCTGGCCGCTGGGCACCATAGAAAGCACCCGGTTACGGTACCACCGTGTCGTGTGCGGCGTGAGGTCGGCCAGCATGGTACTCACCTCTTCCTTGTGGGTGTCGAAGAGTTTCTCCAGCACCCAGATGCCGAAGGCCACCACATAGAACAGCAGCCCCTCGATGCTCACCTTCGAGAACTTGCCCTCGAAGGTGTCCGAGGCCGAGAAGCCGTATTTGTCGCGTACCGCGCTCTCCGCCATGAAGGCGGTGGTCATTTCCTGTTTTATCTCTGCTATCGTTCGTGCCATAGGTCTTTATCTTTTCCGCAGTCTCACGAAAATGATGGCTGCTATTGTCAATACTATTCCTGCCAGGGTTCCCCAAAAGAAGGGCTTTATCGGGTTCCGCTTGGATTGCTCGACCACAGTCTCTTTGTCCTCCGTGCGCTCTTCGGACTGCACCGAGCTTTCCAGTACACTCTTCTCTTCAGCGGTGGCAACACTGCTCCGCAAGTGCTCACGGGTCTTTTCTGTGGTACGGCTGCGCTCTGTGCTATCCGCATTAAGGACGACCGTGACAGTCTGTGTCTCACGCACGGTATCATGTACCACGACGGTCCGCACATCCACCAGCGTATCATGCACCACATCCGTCCTGGTTTGTTCTTTCGTCATCGTTCTGCTGCTTCTGCAACTCATCATACACAGGGCAGTCAGCAGCGTGAGGGCAATCGTAAATCTTCTGTATTGCATCTTTCAGTTGTTTTATTTCACGTCTTAGGCCACCTGTTTCGCGACGAAGCGAGGCGTTCTCTTTGCGCAGTTCAGACACCTCAGTGCGAAGCTGCTCTATTTCCTGACGCAAAGGTTCTGCAATGTTTTCCTTGAACTCGTCGACATACATCTTCGACAATTCCATGTCTTTCTTTTTGTTGTCGGCCTTGATGCTCTCCACCTCCTGACGGTGGCGTTTCTTGTCGAACAGCCACCCGCCGCCGGCAATCAGCGTAAGCAGTCCCAGCAGCCAGTTCCACCATTCGTTCATAGTCCAATCTCCTTTCTGTTTACCACGGGATAGACATTGCCCGTACCTTTGACGTGTTTCTTGATTTCGCCCCGGTTATCGCCTTTGCGTTTCCAACTGACGTGGATCCACTGCGGGAGCATATCATTCTTGCCAACATCCTCGAATATTACTTGGTCGAAGTTTCCGAGCTTGACAATCAACTGGCCAACCTCGAAGTTCCCCTTTGGCCCTGCGTCTGTGTAGATGTCGGCGGCCTCTCCATTCATGTGCTGACTGGCCTTGGAACTGTTTGGCAGCGCCCCGTTGATTTCCTTGCAGCGGAACCCGCTGCTAACATGAATGGCCTTGCCGTACTTTTCCCGGACAGGGTCAAGTACCGCCGCCACCAAGGCGATAAGGTTGTCTTCCTGTTCTCTGTTGGCACCGTTCCAAATCCGCTTGTTTATTGCAGTTTTGCTGCGGATAAGTTCGCTAATTGTAAAATGTTTCATTGCCTATAACTTGCTTTTATGTTCAGTTTTTCCGTTGTCAGTTCAAGTTTTTCTATTGTCTGCCCGTCTTGTTCCAAGGCTTCACTGATGGCGCGTTTCCATTTTGGCAGGTCGTTGTCGTTTACAATGTCGCCGATACCCACACCAACCAACGGGAATTCTTTCCACTCTCCTTGATGGGTAATCAGCAGTAGGTATTGGTTCTGTTCCAATACCTCGCCAACGGCCATTGTACCGCCAGCCAGTTCCAGGTCCACCGACCCGCTTTCGTCTTGTATCAATCTCAATGCATTCATCAGTGTGTTATCTTATCGTCTTCCAAGTCGGACACCTGGGTCTGCACCAGCTGCTGGGCTGCCCACGAAGCCACACCACCCTTCAAACTCGCACCACCGTCCTGCGGTACCGGTACCCATGTGGTGAAGGCTTGTTTCAGTTTGTTGATGTCCTTCTCTATGTTGTTTATCTTATCCGTCAACGCTTCGATTTTTACCAGACCGCCGTTGTCGCCGCCATTCAGTTCTATGCTGTCGGCGGTAAGGCTCATTTTTTCCACCTCCCCCCAATGCACCACCGCCAGCTGCCGCAGTTCCCCGCCGCTCAGGTCCGCAACAGTCACTTGGCTCCCCACCTTCGGCGTGATCACCAGCTTCCCATCAGCACCCTCGTCCGCCGGGGTCAACAACACATCCGGCACCTCAAGCTCCCCGACGAGCACGGTACACGTCTCACCCTCGACACTTTTCACCTCGGCTGTAAAAAGTGCGGTACCACCGTTGCCGCCGGTCATTGCCTTGATGGCCCTTGCTATTTCCGCGTATGTGTCCATTATATCTTTTTGCCGATTGTTACTTTCCGTTTGCCCCCACCGCTCGAAAATTCCACCTCTGTACTCACGCAGTAGTATTCACCCTCGCGGTCGGGGTGTTCGCTGTCTTTCAGCCTTACCCTGTAGGTCGGTTCGCAATAGGGTGTCAACCACCCGTCTATGCTGCCCTCGTAGCCGGTATAGACCAGCATCGTCAATTCCTCTTTGGCTCTCGCCTTCAGGCTCTCCTTGTCCGTCACGCCATACACCTTCACACTTCGTTTGTCGCCGCCGGTTCGACCCTCTGTTACTGTGATACGTTTGCCGTCTTTGCCTATCCCCTCCACCTCAATCAGGTAGCTCCTCTCATCCGCCCGCCGCCATTTCAGACTGCTGCTTTCGATGTTCACCCCGGTGTCGTACACCACCTTCTCCCCATACTCTTTGTATTGCGGGTGTACATGCAATGTTCCGCCCTTGAAATAGATGTTGGCTTTCGTCTCATCCTGTACCTTCTTCAGCACATCGTAGGCCGTCGCCCCCTTCACTGTGAAGGTGTCCCACTTGAACGAGTAGTCGCAACTCACCGGGCACCCGCACACCTCTTTCAGCAACGCCTCGCAGTCGATGTTCTTATACACCTTGTCTGGCACATCCTTGCGCATCTGCCATAGTTCATCCTCGCATTCGATGGTCGTTGTGCCGTCATCGCTTCGGATGGCCTTCACATATCCCTCGAACTCTGTCTTCAGTTTTTTGCCATAGCCCAATTTGATGCTCACCTGGTCGCCCATCTTCAAAACATCCTCCACGTCCAGAACCTCCCCGGCATAACGACCGGGCAGCACCACCGTCGCCTCATCGCAGAGTCGCTCCACACTCTTACGGATCTTCACTTCCGCAACAGTGCCTACGCGGTACTTGCCAACCCTTATGTCGTGCTCCATCGATAGCATCTTTAATCTGTGTTTATTCGGCTATTAAAAGGCTCTCTTTATAAAAATCGTCGCTGCTGCATGTCAACGAATACATCTGGTTTTCCATTCCTGCGGTGTGGGGGAACTCAAAGCTCTCAATTGCCAGACGCCGTATGCCGAACAGTGTCAGCAGTGGGCTGCTCACCTCGATACTTTCTCTACCTTCACAGTAGTTGCGCAGCTTACGGATGGCTTCTTCTGGGAGCTCCCCATCTTTGCCGCTCTGGAACGTCCCGGCAATACTGACTTCGTAATCGCCTTGGCTCCATAATTCTTTGACGGTACCGCGTCGTTCCTTGTCGCCGGTCTTCACCTTCAGAACGCTCCGCTTCACAATCTCGTTCTGCCCGCGTACCGACACAACCGGGTCAAGAGGCAACTGCCACCATTCGCCCTCGCTCTCCCATTTCAGACTTACAGGGCAAAAGCACTGCACACCCAAAAGAGCATCCTGTTTCAGGTCGTCGGGAACACTGGCAATCTGCTGTTCCACCTGCCGCCAGTACGGCGGTACTGCTGTTCCAAATACAAATTCTAACATATCAACTGACGCTTGCCTGTGCCATATTCAGAACCTGTAGCAGGGCTTCGCTCACCTGGCGCTGCATATCGCCACGGTTCTCACCGAAGCCACCCTCAAACACTATCTTCTCCACCAGGCTCTTCAGGTTTATTGTTATACTCGTGCTTCTGCTACCGCCCGTGGCCACACTCTTTGTGCTGGCATCCGTGGCTCCAGTGGTACCGCCCGTGGTACCGCTGCCGGTACCACCGCCACCAGCCATTGCCATCAACTGCTCACCGACACCACCGCTCTTCACTTTGTCGCTGGCTTTGTCGCCCTTTTTCCAAGACATCTCGACACTCCCCAAGCTGTCCTTTGCCGCCATAAGGTCTTGCTGGACTTTCTTGGCACCATCGGCAATGGCTTTCTTTCGGTCATCGATGTCTTTATTGATTTTGGCTATGGCTGCCTGGTTCTCGCTGCTGTCACCCAGACCGACGGCTTCCTTGAACTTGTACCACCCCAGCTTGATATTGTCAAGTCCAATCATTATGCCGTTCACCAAGGTGGTGAAGTATAGTTTGACACTGTCCACGAACCCAATAAAGCTATTCTTCATAAAGCCGACGATGCCCTTCCACAGGGAACCCCAGCCGGTAATTTTGGTGCAGCATACATAGATGGCTGCTATAAGGGCAACAATGCCCACAACTATCCAAGTAATGGGACACGCCAGGAGTGCAAGGTTGAAGCCCACTTGTATTTTAGTCCACAAGGCGGTTGCCCCAGCACAGATGCCGTCCCACATGGCTTTCAGTTTGGCCGCGACTGCGGACGCTTTCAGAACTGCCACAAGGGTCAGCAACGCCGCCCCAAGGGGAATGGTTACTATCCGGAACCGGTCAGCCCAGCCGACAACGGCTTTGAACCCATGCACAAGTCCACCGGCCACACTGCTTAATACGTTGATGCAGCCTGACGCGAAGTTCACCGCCCAACTGAGTACTGGTTCCAATGTGTTGAACACTTTGACGCCGAGCTCGGCCAAAGAGTCTTTCATCTGCCCGAGTTTGCCGGCAAAAGTCTGGCCGGCTTTCTCCGCACCATTGTAGAACAAGCCTCCTTCCTCGGTGGCCCACTGGAAAGCCTTTGCCAGGTCGTCGGCTGTAATCTTGCCCTTCGCCATTTCATCCTTCAGCTGTGCCATGCTTTTGCCAGTATGCTTGCTGATTTCATTCAATGGGTTGAAGCCTGCGTTTATCATCTGCATCAGGTCTTGGCCTTGTAGCTTGCCGGCACTGGTGGCCTGACTGAACGCCAAGGCAAGGCTCTGCATCTTCTGTTTGTCGCCCATGGCAACGTCGCCGATGCGCTTCAACATTCCGAAGGCCTGCTCCCCCTCTATTCCGAAGCTCATCATTGTCTTCTGCGCCTCGATTAGTCCAGCTTTGTCATACACGGTGTTCTTGCCGTATTGGGCAATCTTGTTGGACAACGCGTCCGCACCGGCGGTATCGCCGCCCATCAGGGTGGTGATATTCTGCCGCTGAAGCTGGTCTTCCATACCGAGGCTGATACTCTTACCAAGACCAACCATGGCGGCGCTCATCGGATTCACCAATGCAGGGATACCTGCCTTGATGTCCCTGAACCATTTTTTCATCAGACCGCCGTCAAGGCTCTCCAGCTTCCGGACCTCGCGCTCCAGTCGCTGTATTTCGTGGTTTGTCGCACGGATGGCCTCACGGTTGCTTGCCGGGATCCACTCCCGCTGGGCGCGGAGGGCAGCGATGCGCTCATTCATACTTCCGATGCTCCGCCCCATATTCTGCATGGTTTGGTTCGCACCGTTCACCTGGCGCTGCACTTTTGCCCATGTATCAAGCTGCTGCTCGTTGTTTATTCCAATCCGCTTCAGCTTGTCGGAGATGTTATCCTGCAAATTTAATATGTATGTCAAAATATTTTCGGCCATTCTGCGTTATCTAAAAAAAATTACATCGGTATGACTGTTGTTTGGTTGATTATTGCTTTGTTGGCTATCTGTCTTGTGGTCGTGGCTTTCGGCTCGGTTCTGCTGCATTTTTTTGCTGCCGCCGCTGCTGTGGTGTCCACTCCTGTCCGCGAAATTGCCCGGCTATACAAAAGCAACCAGAAAAAGAAGGCTTACACCTTGGCGGCCTCCATGGCCTTTGTCCTTGTTGTCCTACCCCTCCTTCTCTGGCTGCTTTCAGTCATTGTCCCATGAGTTTTGCGGCCCACGCCTGGTTCGCTTTCTCTTCCTCTTTCCTTACCCACTCCAGTTCACGCTGTCGCATCGCCCACTCTTCGTCGGTCAGGCTGTCGGGGTCGGCTATGTGCATGTAGTACCGTAGTTGGGCATTGACCCGTCTGATATGGTCCCCGTAATGCTCCCCGTCGCCGACCTCGGCAGCCGCTACAATTCCTCCAGCTCGGCCTCCTTGGTCTCGATGATGTTGGCCAGCTGGGAACTGACGCTGAGGAACAGCACGTCGTCCGTGCGGAGTTCCTCGTCGCCGCCAAGCCAGCAGTCGCGGAGGATGACTTCGTTGAACTTCAGCGGATCATCCTTGCCGGCCACACTGGCATAGCCCAGCGTCTTGCGCGAAGGCCGCTTCAGGTAGCAGGACTTGCCGTCGCAGCTAATCTTGAACACTTTGCCGTGTTTCTTTTTCCATTCCTGGATCTGTTCTTTCGTGACTTCCATTTTAATCACTGTTTAAAGGTTTGTTAAATGGCCTTGTTAGGCGTTCCATTCGATGTCGGTGCAGATGAACGGCAAATCGACTTCCATCTTTTTGTCGCCCTGGTTGACACCCTTCTTCTGCTCGGTGAACTGCACGTTATACAGTTTGTCTGTGCGCATAGGCTCTCCCTTGGAAGGGTCGCCGTAGCTCACAGACAGGTTGATTTCCAGGTCGAGGATGCTATGGCTTGGGCTCAGATCTTCCAAGCCCTCCAGTTCGCTTTGGCGCACCTTCAGTGAGCCTTCGCTGCTCTTGTTGCCTTTCTGCGTCCCTGTAGGCTTGTTACCCTTGCCGTACAGGTGCTCCTTTTCCTGCTTTTCGGTGTACTCGATGCCGAGCAACCCCACGATGTCACGACCGGCACCAATGACGGTGACGTCGGCCCACTCATATTCTCTTCCGTTGATTAAGTAGCTCATCGTTTCTCGGTTTTAGGTTTAACTCTGGATTGCGGTGAAGCCCAGCGTGGCTTCGATGTACTTGGCATAGCCGTAGGGCTTCACGGCGATGCCCACTTTCACCTTGCTTGTGCTGATCACGTTCTGTTCGCGGTCCACCTCGCACTTCACGCCCTTGTCCTTACTGTCGGACGGGTCGGTGCCGAGCTCGCCGTTTGCCGTCATTTGGTTGGCAATGTCTGCCACCACATCGGCCTCCCACGACTTGGCCACGGCTGCCACAATGGTTCCGTCGCCGTTGCAGACCACCTCATCTTTGAGGTAGTTGAGCAACGTCCCGTAGGCAATGCGGTAGGCTTTGTCCACCACACGGCGGCGCGCCAGCGAGTGGTAGTCGTCGCTTACGGCGGTGGCAAGATGGTCGTCACAGACGAAGTAGCCGCTGCGCCCCACATGAGTGGTCAGCGTGATATAGCCTTTGTCGTTCACCGTGTCAATGTCGGCGTCGGCGATCTCCACCGTTCCGTCTATGGTGGCGCTCTGTATCTTCAGGGCTCCATCCCTTACTCGCCCGATATGGCGCTGCACGGGTATCTTGGCGATGCGTCCGGCAATGACAGCCGCCAGGCTGCCCACAGCCGTTTCACCGTCCATTACCTGGCCAATCACCACGCCCACGCGGTTGTCCGAGCCTTCCGTCAGGTCGGGCAGTGCAACAGCAGCAGCGTCAGTGTAGCCTTTGCCCTCGATAAGTACCAGAACCGGGGCATAGAGGGTGTCCGCTGCCCACTCACCGAGTGCCTGACCCTTGGCGATAGCTGTTGCCACATCGCTGCCCAAGGCAGCGTTTTCAGGAACCGTGGCAGTGGCCGAGGTCAGTGCCAGAACTGTGCGCACACGCCCTTTGCTGGCGCGGATAAGTTTCTTGGCGTTGTCGAGGTTCGGGTCGAGCATTGCGCTGGGCAATGTTGCACTTGCCACAACCATCACCCACAGTTCGGCGCCTTTGCCGGCTTCGGCGTAGAACAGTTCCACGCACTGGTAGAGGTATTTGTTCGCGTCGGTGGCGGCACTGGTTACGCCCAGGGCTGCCAGGCCGTCAGGGTCGCGCAGCACATAGGGCTTTCCAAGCTCCAGCTTGCCGGCAACAGCAGAACCGTTCACCACCATGCCGACAACTCCGTCGGCACTTGCAGGAACGCTGCCAAGCGCACCATTCGCGAATCGTATCTTTACATTAGGTTTTGCCATATTCTTGCTTTTTAATATAGGGGCGCATCGAGCTTTCACACCATGCGCCCCCCGGTTGATTGGTTATGGTTGCTTAGGAAACGAGGTCGCTAATCAGGGCGCCCATTGCCTCGTTCTTCAGAGGCAGGCAGATGAAGTAGTGACGCAGGTTGTAGAGCCAACGCTGGTAGGTCGGCTCGGGTTCGCCGATGTAGGCCTTGGTCTCACCGGTGGCCTTCATCATGCGAGGGGCATAGAAGGCAACACTGGCCATCTGCATCGCACTGGTGGCAGTGGTACCCCAATTGACTTTGGCCTTGGTCGAGACGGTGTACAGCGGACAATCCACGTACTCGTAGATCTCGAAGCCGTACTGGTTGCTGATAGCACCTGTGGTGTGGTTGTTGTAGCGCTGGGCGAAGGTGGTGTCCTGGGCGAGCAGGTCAGCCACGTGGTCCGGGTTCAACACCAGGATACGGCCCTGCTGGGGAATCTTCTGTTTGTCGAAGGCGGCCTTCAGGTCGATGATGTCCTGAACTCTCAGTCGCTTTCTGCCGTCCACCGTTTCACCAGTGGTTTTCAGCACGGGGTGCTTGGCAGCGTGATCGGCGGGGGCAAGGGCATGGAGAGCCTTCGAAATCTTCTTTTCGTCCACAACGAGACGGTGGCGCTCAATGACGGTGGCCATCTTGTCGTAGGACAGGCCTTTTAATTCATCGTCCGTAATCGGGGTTGCCTGAGTCTGGTACTTGTCAAGCCCGATGGCTTTGTCAGCGTCCGTTATGGCCACAATGTCGATAGGGTAGGTGGTGTTGTTAATCAGTACTTCAGGGTCACCGCCAAGGTCAACAAAGTGGATAGTGTTGTTTTTCGCCACATGACTGTCAAAGCTGCGGATGCGGTTCAACCATCCGATACTCTCCAGGGAGTTGCGGAAAGCCTTAATGGTCTCTCCCGTCCACAGTTCCTGATAGAGGCCGGCGCGCAATGCACCTTCCGGCATAAACAGGGGTGAAACAGCGGCCACGCCGTTCAGGGCGACGGCACCAATCCAGGGTTCAACGCCTACACAGTCGGCGACCATGCCGCCAGCCATAGCGTTCATCGCGATTGCGCCCAGCATCAGGGCAATGCTCAAAATGTGCTTCATACTCGTTGAGTGTTTTTGGTTAATCGTTCATTTCAGGTTCCACACCGTACTCGGCCAGATAGAGCTTTCGGTACTCTGCCGGCTGCTCCTTGCGGAGTTTTTCCAGCCCCGCCACCGGCACCTCGCTCAGCTTTTTGTAGCCTTCGCCACCGGCAGGGGCTGCCTGTTGGATTACGTCAGTCGGTCGCACCGGGGCGCTCATCAGGTTCAGGGTCTCGGTCAGGCTCTCCAAGCCAACCTTCTTACCCAGCTCCACGAAGTGCTGCTTTTTGTCGGCGGCAATCTTGCCGGCACTCACGGCCTGGTCAACGGCCAGTTCGATGCTCTTCACACCGGCGGCTTCTTTCTCGGCCTTAAGGGTTCTGTTCTGTTCCTGCAAACCACCAATGGCAGTCAGGATCTGTTCCTGGGTCGCGTTCTCGGGCAGACCCAACTTCAATGCAATTTCTTTCATTGGCATACTAATATTAATGGGTTCAACTGTTATTTCTTTGGGGTTGCTTACTAATGACAAGACTTTCGACAGCTCTCCGTCTTGCTTCATGTTCACTATCTGGTCGTCGCTGTAGAGAGCCAGCGCGTCGTCGTTGGCTCCAATATCCACAATCGATACCTCGCGCAGCTTGCTTCGAGTCACTGTGGCATATCGTTGGCCTTCCACGATATGCTCAGGGGCATTGCTCTCTTCCAGCATCACCAGTCCGGCGCTGGCCATCTTCAAGATGCCCTGCTCCCATTTGTCGGCAATCTTCTTTGCGAAGGGGTCGCTCATGTCGAACACGGGCGTTCCTATTAGTTTGTCCCCTTCCACTCTCAGGTTCTCCATCCGTCCGATGGGCAGAACCTCATCTACGGTGCCGCGCATCGGGCGGTTGTGCATCCACAACAGCACCGGGTTCTTACTGTACTGGTCCGTGTCTATTCCTTCGGTCAAGACCCTGAACCCGTAGCAGTTCAGTCGGCTTGTGCTTATGATTACATCCTTTGCCATGTCGCTTGAAATTTTTTGCAAAATTACTATGCCTACACCGAACAAAAGCCGAAAAGTCCAACCCTTCGCACGATTGTACGAACCCTTACAACTCTACACCCACTCTTCGTGGAAGAGTGGGTATTTTTGCAAAAAATTCCAACATTATGGACGCACCTGAAAAGAAAAAAGCAACAAAGAAAAACGCCCGCAAGGGCCAGCTCAACACCGAGCGTGAACTCGCCAAATTCTATTTCTTCAATGGCGAGACACAAAAGTCCATCGCAGAGAAACTCGGTGTCTCTGCACAGACCGTCAACCGTTGGGCCAAAGAGGACAACTGGGAGAGCTTACGTGCGGCAAAGACCATCACCCGCACCGAAATCGTCAACAATATGCTGCACTCCCTCAATGACCGCATCACCGAGAGAAACATCAGTGCTGACGAGGCTGCCAAAATGGCCAAGGCAATTAAAAGCCTCGATGGTGAGACCAACATCATCACAGTCATTGAGGTCTTCACCGCCTATAACAAATGGCTCATAACCCGTATGCAGTTCGACGAAGAACTCACCCCTGAACTGGTCAAGGTCATGAACCGCTACCAGGACCTCTACATTGCCGAAAACCTGAACGCCACTAAAGTAGTCGGGAGATAGCTATGCCGGTTGATGTAACCAAATCTGAGGCCTATAAGGAATGGCTACGCATACGCGACACCATCCAGAACTACACTGCCGTCAACGAGAACGAGACCAAGGCGGTGCAGCTCAAACGTATTGCACGTGCGCGCAAGGACTATAATTATTTTGTGCAATACTATTTCCCCCACTATTGCACTAATCAGGCTACTGGTGAAGCCGTCCCCTGTGCTTCCTTCCATATAAAGGCCGCCAAGGACATCCTCGCCAATCGCACCGGCAAGTTCGTCTTTCAATGGGCGCGTGGCCACGCAAAGTCCACCCACATGGACATCTTTATTCCCATGTGGCTCAAATGCCAGACCGACGACACCCGCGCCCGCCAAATAAACACCCTTGTCCTCGTTGGCAAGTCCGAGGACGATGCCGAGCGTCTGCTGGCCGACATCCAGGCGGAACTCCAGTTCAACAAACGCTATATCCACGATTTCGGCAAACAGGTCAACTCAAACAAATGGAGTGCCGGGGAGTTTGCCACTCGCGACGGTGTGTCTTTCCACGCCCTCGGTCGTGGACAATCCCCCCGTGGTCTTCGCGACCGTCAGAACCGCCCCGACTATATTGTCATCGACGACCTCGACGATGACGAGCTCTGCAACAATGAAAGCCGCGTCCGTCGCCTTACGGAGTGGGTGACATCGGCCTTGTTCGGCTGCTTCGGTGCCGCTGGTGGCCGTCTCATTATGGTAGGCAACCTAATCGCTAAAAACTCCGTACTTGCAAACGTGTGCAAGATAAAATCGGTCAAGGTGTCGCGAGTCAACGTCATTGACCAGGAAGGGAACCCCTCGTGGCCCGAATACTGGAAGCCGGAAGCCATCCAGGAAACACGCGACTTTATGGGCTACCGTGCATTCCAGCGCGAGTATATGAACAACCCCATCACCGAGGGGACCGTATTCAAGGCAAACTGGATCCGCTGGAAAAAGCCCCTGCCGCTTGCCAAATACACTGACCTCATCCTTTATGTTGACCCCTCATTCAAGCCCACAACCAAAAACGACTTCAAGGCCGCCAAGCTCTGGGGCAAGACCAAGGAGGGCGAACTGCATTTGTTGCGCTGCTTCTGCCGCCAGTGTACAGTGGCCGAGATGGTCCGTTGGCTTTACGACCTCTATGAGGAACTGCAACAAGCCGGGGTTCAGGCTCTCTTCTATATGGAGGCCAACTTTGTCCAGGACATCATTCTCGACGAGTTCAAGCGTGAGGGCAACATCAGAGGCTATCAACTGCCAATCATCCCCGACAAACGCAAAAAGCCGGACAAATACCAGCGCATCGAGGCTGTTTCCCCTCTCTGGGAACGTGGGCTGGTGTTTTACAACGAAAACTACAAGGAAGACCCTGACTTTATCGCAGGTCTTGACCAGACCCTTGCCTTCGAAAAGGGCACAACCATACACGACGACTCCCCCGATGCCGACGAGGGTGCCATCTATATGCTCCAGAAGCGTACCCGCGTGGACGACTTCCAACCACGTATCGGCAGATCCACCAACAGCAAATATCAATGGTAATATGACTTTCCTCACCACAGACGATTTCAAGACCGTCTGCGACCCGCAGACCCTAACCGTAATCAACCAGGACGACACCGCCAACCTTGACCGTGCTGAACGCTACGCAATCGAAGAGGTTTCGTCTTATCTGCGCACTCGCTATGATGTGGGCACGGCTTTCTCCAGGACAGGGGACCAGCGTAACGGCTTCCTCGTTATGATTGTCGCCGACGTGGCATTGTACCACCTTGTGTCCTGGCTCCCCAAGCGCATAGGCTTTGAAATCCGCGAGACACGTTACAACCAGGCCATCGCATGGCTCAAAGACGTGCAGTCCGGCAAGGCAACCCCAGACCTACCAACTCCCACCGACCCCACCACAGGGCAGGAAACTTCACAGCCGGTTCGCTATGGTGGCTGGGGCAAGTCGGAATACCAGTATTAAACCCCGATTAAACAGCATTTATATGGCTATTAAAGATATTTTTTCACTCCTCACAGGGCAGCAGACTGTGAACCTCAAACAGCCCTCGGCACAGCAACGCCAAATGGTCATTGACCTCTTCCAGCAGACCGAACGTCTCACACAGAAAGATGTCGCCAACTGGCGCATGGCATGGCAACGCGCCATCGATGTGGACAACCCCAAGCGCCTGATGCTTTACAATGTCTATACCGATGTGGAAATTGACCCGCACCTCACCGGCTGCATCGCCCAGCGCAAGGGCTTCGCCACCAAGCGTTCCTTCCGGCTCGTCGATAAGTCCGGCACTGAGAACACAGACATCACCGCCCTCTTTGAACAGGAGTGGTTCGAGGACTTCTGTTCTATGGTACTCGACAGCCGCTTCTATGGCCACTCGCTTATGCAGTTCGGTTCCCCGATCATGGTGGACGGCATAATGCGGTTCTCTTATATAGAACTGGTCCCCCGCCGCCACGTCGTTCCTGAATACGGTTCCATCATCCGCGACCAGAACGACGATGCCCGCAACGGCCTCTCTTATCGAGAGGGCAAACTTGCCGAATGGGTCATTGAGGCCGGCAAGTCCCGCGACCTCGGCCTGTTCCTGAAATGCTCAACCAACGCACTCTCCAAAAAGAATATGCTTGCTTTCTGGGACGGTTTTGGCGAAATATTCGGTATGCCCATCCGAATAGCAAAGACCACCTCGCAGAACAAAAAGGACATCGACCGCGTCGAGGATATGCTTCGCTCTATGGGTGCAGCCTTCTGGGGCGTGTTCCAGGAGGGCACAGAGATTGACATCAAGGAATCCTCGCGCGGCGACGCCTACAATGTCTATGACCGTCGCATCGACCGCGCCAACTCCGAAATGTCTAAGTGCATCCTCAACCAGACTATGACCATTGACAGTGGCAGCTCACTATCCCAATCGGAAGTCCACCTCGATGTGCTGGAGAATGTAATCAGTGCGGACGAGAAGTTCCTGTGCAATATGGTCAATAACCGGCTCATCCCCTTCATGGCCCGCCACGGCTTCCCCGTCGAGGGCTACCACTTTGTGTGGGACGACACCCCGACCTACACCCCGGAACAGATTCGCCAGACCGAGCAGATGTTGCTCAACGGTGGCTACGACATCGACCCACAGTATTTCATCGACAAATACTCAATCCCCATCACCGGCAAATCCGAACCTAACGCAGACCGTTTTTTCGAGTAGGGGCGGTTCGACCGCCCACTCCCAACTATAGAGGCTTCCACAAAGCTCTCGCTGACCTCTACAGTGAACCCCAACTGCTCACTCTCGCAAGTAAGCATATCCCTGACTTTTCAGATGACATCTGGAACCGCCTGGTGCAGCACATCTATGTCGCCCGTGGTTTCGAGCCTGAAATGATAGCCGATGCCGATATTTATGCCGCCATTGAAGAGACGTGCCGTATATTGTCAGAGGGTGTCGATAGTGCCATCAAACGCGAGGTGCCGCAGGAACTCATAGACCACTTGCACGACAGCACATTCCTTTTCTCGGGTTTCAAGACATACCACGAAGCCCGCGAAGTCTCTGCCAGACTACTTGACACCGAGACCGGCACCTTCAAGACTTTCGACAAATTCTATGAGGAGGTGCGTCCCATCCACGAACGCTACAACCAGAACTATCTCCGAGCAGAGTATAATTTCGCAGTTCAGTCCACCCAAATGGCTGTCCGCTGGCATAAGTTCGAGCAGGACGGCGACCGCTACCTTCTACAATACAGAACCGCTAACGATGGCCTTGTGCGTCCGGAACACCAGGCACTACACAATACCACCCTCCCCATCGGCGACCCGTTCTGGAACGACTACACCCCGCCACTCGGCTGGAACTGCCGTTGCACAGTGGTCCAGGTTCGACGTGGCAAGTACCCCGAAAGCGACTCGGCTGCCGCCATTCGTGCCGGCGAAGAGGCCACCGCAAAACCCAAGCTGCAGATATTCCGCTTCAACCCCGGTAAGACCCTGAGCGTATTCCCTCCTAAGCACCCTTATTTCAAGGCACCCAGAAAAGTGAAGCAGCTGCTTGACCCCGTCGAAAAAAGAGTCCAAAAGATGGTGAAGGAACTCCCATCAAACTTAACCGAGGAACAGAAACAGGCTATTGCAAAGCACAATATTGAATTGGAGAACCAGCTTGGCATTGCCAAAGGCAAACGCATGACTATGGATGAAGCGGACAAACAATCTGCGAACCCGCACCGGGGGAAGGAAAAGGGTTATAGCATCAACTGCCAGACATGCGCCCCGGCCTATGCCCTACGAATTCACGGCTTCAACGTTACTGCTAAATCAAACAAGAAAGGTTCCAAACTGGATTACCTCAGCCGAGGATATAACGTGTGGGAGGCATGGAAAAACACCGACGGGACCAAAGCTAAACACTATGCCACCATAGACTGGATGGCAGCCAAAGGGTACAAACTAATGAACCCGCAACGCTACCGGGACTTCTTTGAGGAGACTTGCAAAGACACAGGCATTTATGAGCTGTCCATCGGCTGGAAGGGCAGCGGTGGGCACGCTACAATTCTACAAAGGCTCGAGGACGGCAGACTGCTATACATCGAACCACAGCACGATAACAGTTCAGACCGTTCTTTGGATTATTTGTGTAAAAATGGGGAAGGGAAGCCTCACGGATGCCGTGGCATTATGAGAATAGACGACAAACTATTCAACACCGACTTCATCGAAATTTTCGACAAATAAATTGATTATCTCTAATGCTTCTGGCCCGTCAATTTCGTCAACACTATTGTTTGAATTAAGTAAATAGACAAATGGAAAACCCAAATCAACAGGCTCGTCAAAATGATAGCAATAAGCACCCTTGCCCTCGTGTTCGCCAAGGTATTCAATGTGCCCGGCATAGTCTTTGCACCAGCTGGCCATTGCACTTTGTATGGGTTTAGGTATGCTCATAATCGACTGCAAAAGTACAAACATTTTTCCAATTGGCAAAATATTTTTTCTAATGTCCGATGTAAAAAGCCTTTGGCAACGACTACTCCACGACATTCAGGTGGAACTCACCGAAGAATTTGACCGCAATTTTGAGCGTAAGGCATTCTTCGACCGCCCTTGGCGCCCTCGCCGCAGTGAGCGTTCCGGACGTGGCTCCCTGATGAATGTTACGGGCAAGCTGCGCCGCTCGATCCTGCCCGAGGAAAACTCCACCAACGGCACAGTAACATGGACCTCCTCGGAACCATACGCCGACATTCAGAACAACGGCGGTACCATCACCGTCACCAAAGCAATGAAGGCTCACGCCTGGAAGGAATACTACAAACTCGTCCCCCATATCCAGTACACCAGGGGCGGTGCGCTCTCCCACCGCAAGCAGAACCTCGCCATAGCTGCCGAGGCCGAAATGTGGAAAGCCATCGCCCTGATGAAACCCGGTTCCAAAATCGAAATACCCCAACGTCAGTTCATCGGCGACCACCCACAAGTAAGGGAATCCATCGCCAAGGTCTTCTCCGACAATGCCGATGAACTCGCCAACACAGTTTCCGAAATCCTTAAAAAGCACATAAAATGAGAAAAATAATCTATCAGACCATCGAAAACGCCCTCCTCTCTATCCTCGACGAGAACCAACAGCCTGTCATCAACCATGTCAGCCTTTGGAACAACCAGCTGCTTTATGCAGAAGAGGAACAACCGTTCAACACCCCGGCGGTCTTTATCGAGTTCCGCGACATCCCGTGGAGCATCCTGCCCCATGGCCGCCGTGAAGCCTTGGTTACTGTCATCCTCCATGTGGTTACAGACTCGCGTCTGGGTCGATGGTCCGAGGCCGTGGAGGTGTTCGACCTCCTCGACCAAATCAACGCCGCTCTGCACGGCTTGACTTATTCCGACGAAAACGGAAACGCAATGGATTCCCTCACTTGCACACTGTCATCCACCGACAGTAGCTTTGATGAACTCCAGGACAACATCGAAAGCTACACCACCCACGTCACCGACACCTCGCCTATGCGTCGCTATACCCTTACGGAAACACCCTCAGAAATTGAAATCACGGCCTCTGTAGCGCTATCGGAGGGCGAAGCGGACAATTCCCCCATGGTTCAGGAATAAAGCAAGCGGGGCGGCCATATAGCCGCCCCGCTGCCTTTCTGTTTCGTTCCCGGTCAGAACAACTTCATCTGTTTGGGGTCTTCCCACTTGCCGTGGGCCTTTTCCTCTTTCTCCAAATCTTCTTTCAGATGTGGCATGGCTATCACCTCCATAAAACGGGAATACTCTATATAGAATTGCTTGTGGATATACTTGCGCCACACCCCCTTGTACGTCGTAACGTCAGGGTCGTAGTGCTTGTTCGTCTCTTCCTGAATTGCTATATAGTAGCGCAATATGTTCACTCGGTTATATGCCATCTTATTTCTCCAGATAATAGTTTCGTTGCTCTGTGAGGTTCGCTTTCATCAGCGTGACGTACTGCCCGCGCTGCCGGTCTATTTCTCCCAGCATCCAGTACCCTATACTCAGCTCAAACGGCTGGAACTTGCCCACCAGGTCGTTCACTGTGTCGAACAGTGCCAGGCTCTCCAGCTCACCAAGCGTCAGGGTGTTCCCTTTGGCTTTCAACGTCGGCACCTTGGCCGCCATCCGCAGCATCAGACCCCGCAGCGCATCGCGGTACTGCACCTCTGGGTACGTTTCACCCGCAAGGGCATTGCAACAATTTTGTGAAATCGTTGCAACGCCCTTGTATTGGTCGCGGGTCAGTTTCAGCTTGATTTTCATGTCAGCTGGAAATAGTTGTCGTTGAGTGTCCGCCCGGCGTGAACCTTGCCTTCGACGACCAGAATCTTCATCGCCTCATTGCTGTCATCGATTATCTCCTTGGTCAGCTCATGCCACATAACGATGTTTGGGGCTATGCCGTGGTTGTGTTTCTTGTGGTGTACCCTCTGCATCACTTGCACCAGGTACGCTTTCATCAGTTCCTGTGCTGTCATGTTCTAATCAATTATGATGTACATACTGCCTTTTGCTTCAACAAGTTCACGGGCTTTTCGTTCCCGTTCCGCCTTTGTGGGGTATCTGCCATATAACTTCCACACACCATAGCGTTCCTCACATACTGTGATTTCTTTCTCTGTCAGGTTCGCACCGCCTATTCCAAGGCGTAGAAACTTGAAACCTGCTTTTAGCAGCTTCTGCTTCGATATTTTTTCTAAATTCTCCATAACCAATCATTTTTAAGTTAATAATTACTTCTCGTTATTGCGGACAGGTCCGCTATGCACCATGCCGCCGCAGCAAGCACCGCCAAGCATAACACTATTGTTATTATGGTGGCCATCAGTCCCAGCCGGTCGGCTCTCTTGTATTCCTCCACATTGGGGTCTTTCCTTGCCATTGTTCTGTGTTTTTAGTTCGTGTATTCATTCTCCCAGCGCCGCTGGTCGATATACGTCTCTGGATACGTCATTTCGATGTGCTTGCTCTCGGTGAAGCGTCGGTACCGGGGAATGCTGCCGAGTGCCAGGATCTTCTCCCCTTCGGGCAGACGGTCCCATTTCTTTTTCACGCGGTCTTTGTTGCCCACCTTGTAGCCGTACAGGTTCCAGAACCGCTCGAAGCTGTAGTCCGCATTGCTTACGTCCTGCACCTTGCAGCCCGTTCTCTTCCAATGGGCAAAACCATCTACCGGAACCCCTCGAGTGTACACTATACGCACGGGTACCTCGCGCACTGTGGCCAGCTTGACGTTGGGGGTGCAGCCCTCGCTCCAGGTGATACTCCGAAGCTCGTAGGTCGTGCCTTGGAGCCAATCGTACACCAGCAGCGCAGCGCTGCCTTTGAAGTTGCTTGGTTCAACGCTGAACCTCGCTGTGATTTTCTCTTGTTCTTTTGCCATAACCAATCAATTTTTGTGTTTCTAAAAAAGGCCGCAGCCCGGCTCCACGCCACCATTCAGGCCGCGACCCCCAAACTAAAACAGGTTACACTTCTGCCATACTGAGTCCCACGTCGGTCCACTCCTGGCTCTGCGTCCCGTCCTCTGCCGTCTTGGTGGTCTTCACCTGGCAGCGGATGTACGTCTTGCCCGGTGTCGGGCGGTAGGCCTCGCGGATAATCGACATACCCTCCTTGAAAGTGTCGCTGCCGCTATCCTCAGCCATCTTACTCAACTGGAGCACACGGCTCGCTTTCAGGTTGCCTTTCTGGTCTCGCGCCAGCAGCCGCATCACTGCATCCACCAGTCTGCCGCTGGCTTCGTCCTTGGCAAGGCTCTGGAGGTACTCGCGCACCTTCTTGATGCCGTCCTCAACCTGCATCAGGTAGTTGTCATTCATGTTGTACCCGATGCGCAGACGCTGGAGGCCGTCGCTGCTGGTGAATGTGAAGCTGAACTGCTCGTCGCTATCCGGGTTGTCATCCTCGTTGATTTCACGACGCAGTTTCATAATGGTGTCGAAGTCGGCGAATATTTTGCTCTTCGCCGTTTTCAGGGTGTCGCTGCACCCCATCAGGGCACTCACCGCGTTACCCATCTCTTCATCCACCAGCTGCTGGAGCTGCTGGCGGGCTATCTTCTTTGCCTCGAGTTTCGCCCTGCGGACTTCCTCTTTCTTGAAGGCTTCATACCGGGCCTTCTCTTCCGGGGTCATTTCGACCAATGTCTTTTCTGGCATAATAATGATTGTTTAGAAGTTGATATAAATGATTACTTTCTTTTTCCAGATGGCGTATTCGTGCTCTATCCTGGCCCCACGGCTCTGCGGCCAGTCGGGTAGCATGGCGATAAAGCCACACTTGCGCAGCATCCACAAGTCTTTCAGCATACACAGCCACCACGGCCACTTCTGGTTGCACTCCTTCGCCGGGTTCACAATGTACCAGTAGTTCCAGCCCTGCTCTATAAGGTATTGCTCCGCCTTGCGGAACTTCGCCTCAAAATTCGGGTCGCCTGTAATCTTTCCCGATATGTAGATGCTCTTGTATTTCATACCCCTGCCATTATCGCGTTAATCACTCCGTCCATGTCCCGTTTCCGCTTTTGGAAAGCGTAGGTCAGGCTCTTAAGCCTCTCCAGGCTCATTCGGTTGAAGTTGTCGCGACCCTTGTTGTCGCAAGCCTCCATTCCTGCGGCACGGCAAGCCACACCTTTGGCGTACCATATCCGCGCCTTATCGTCCATCACTTCCCACTTGCCCACGGTGTCCTCGCAGAAGGCACACACCGCCGCCAGCAGCCGTTTGCGCTGCACGTCAAGGTCGCGCCGTTCGCTGTCTGTCTGTTTGCTCAGGAACTCCACCAGCTTCTCCAGCTGCCACTCGTCAAGTTCCTTTGAACTTTCCACACCATAGCTACCCAGCAGCGTCTCATATTCGTCCTGCGTCATACCGGCGGCACCACGCAGCACGTGCAGCTTCCGTATCAGCTGCCCTTTCTTACTCGTTGTCTTGGTTTCCATTGTCGTCAATGTTTTCTGTTGTTAATTCGGCTCCAACCGGGCAACGCTTCGCGCCCTCCTCCCATATCGTCAGCACTTCGCCTCCGCCATATCGGCTGTTGGCTTTCGCCCGGAACTGGCTCACCTGTATCTTAACCATAGCGTCATATTTCACCTGCTCCGCTGTGCTGCCCTTCGGCTGGTTCTTTTCGTTGGCATGGCTCACCAGGATAAAGAGCTTGGTGGGGAACTCTTCCTTCAGGGCCTTGTAGCCTTTATAGTTGATGCCAAGGTATTGAAGCGAGTCTATCACCACCACCTTCGGGCTGCGCTGCTTGCGCAGCTCTCTTTTGATGTCCTCGATGTCCATTTCCACCCAGAGGCTCACCCGTGCGTTTACAGCCTCCATACAGGCCTCTTTGAACGCCCGGCGCATACTTGCCCCGTCACCCTCCTCAAGGCTCACCACGGCCACCTTTTCGCCCAATTCGGCAATGTATTTCGTCAGCATCAGCACCAGGCGCGTCTTGCCATTATAGGATTGTCCCCATATCAGCCATACGCCCCTGTCTTCCGGCTGACCCATGAAGCGCTCCCACTCCCCCTTGAAGGGCAGCAGCCGGCGCTCCATGGTGGCCAGCTCGCGCGGACTCAGTTTGTGCTTCTTCCTCGGCATAGGTTTATTTCGTTTTTCTACTGTTGGCAAATACCAGCTGGCGCACCCTGCGAAGGTCGCCCTCGGCACTTCTGGCTATGTCCTCTATCACCGATTCGTCTGCCAGGCCGTTGGCCTCGCAAACCATCTTCACGTCGTCATAGTCGGCACGATCCAGTTCTACACACCGGCTGCCAAGACGGCTCCAGATTTCAGGGTACCCCCTGCGCTGACTCTTCAACCCCATGCGGAAGCGTTTCTCAATGTAGTCGGTACTCAGCAGCACCATCCCGCACTGGTCCTCCAGCCGGTTGTAAAGGGTGATAAAGAAACTCCACACGTTGTCGCCCAGCTTGTCGAACTCGTCGAATATCAGCAGGGGCTTCTCTTTCTTGCTCAATACCGAGCAAGCCAGGGCAAGACGCTCACGCTTGGTTAGCCCAATGGCCTTCTCGCCCATAGCGCGCAGCAGCTCTTCCACAAAGTCGTTTTTGCTCCAGAACTCGTCGCACATCAGGCGGTACACATTGCGGTGGCTCGTCTCGTACTCCTTGGCGGCATAGGTCTTGCCGCTCCCGGCTGGGGCCGTCAGGCTCATCACACGGGCCTCTTCCTGCGCACCCCGCAGCAACGCATGTACCTGTAGGTACGTCGCCGTAGCCGCCGTGTTCCACTCCTTGGGGCCGAAGCCCACAGCCTTGGCAACCTTGCGCCACATTTCGTCGCTGATGTGCTCCCAGTTCCCGGCTGCCATCTGGCTCAATGTCGCCGAGCTCACACCCTTGATGCTGTTGGCCGCTTTGTTCTGGCCACCCTTCTGTTCCATGTAGGCTTTCAAAGCCTCCACGATGCCGTTTTTGTCAATTCTCTGTGTCATTTTGAATATGTTTTAGTTTGTGATTAATTGCTGTTTAAAGCCTGTCCCAGATGTCGGCCAGCTCCTTTGCCTTGGCGTGGCTCTCGCCAACCTCCTCAAAGGCCACATCCTCCACCAGCTGCCGTTGCGCCTGGCGCTTGTTGCTCTTGTGCTGACCCTTGCGGTCGGTCAGCAGCAGGGCACTCATCGGGCTCTCCAACTGCGCACGGGTAACATACTCCCGGGCCGCTTCCTGAACCTGGCACACATGCTTCGTTACCCGCTCCGTCAGCTGGGCGTTATATTGCCGGTACTCGGACAATGCCGTCCAGTCTTCCTCTTTGTAGTCCACCAGCGCCATCGGCACCTTGGTCTTCTGCTCTACCATATAGCGCAGCGTCCCGTCCTCGCTCACCGCCAGTGCCTGGTTCATGTCGCCCAGGTCGTAGCGCAGCGTCCACCGCTCACCACGGTGCTCGCGCATCTCGATGTTGAAGCAGTCGAATTTGTACTCCACACCGCCACGCACCAGTTTAAGTCCGTTAGGCGTGAGCATATTGCCCTTGCCTGTCTCGCCGAAAGCCAGCAGGTAGCCTTCCATGTTCAACTCCCGGTGCATGGCACTATCGCCCTGTTTCCAAGCCTCACGCACAGCTGCTATCTTCCGGCTGCGTTCTATCTCTATAATCTTGCCAATCTGTTGCTCAACACCCTCCCTGTCTGGGAACTGGTACTTGTGCGTGTTCAGCCATTCGTCGTTGGCCAGTGTCTTGGCTGTGATATTGTGCCCGCCGTTGTTCACCAGCGCCCACAGGTACTCGCTCTCCAGATAGGCAAAGTAACGCTCCACTGGCTTGGTCTTGGCGTTGCCCACCGACGCCGGTGTTACGAACTTGGCCAGTGCGCCGTACTTCGGCGTCATCGCCTTCAGCGCGTAGTGGTCGCTCTGGATCTGCCATGGCGCATAGTAGCCACCCAGCACCTCCCGCGTATGGTGCACCGCGTTCTGGAGGGCAGCGGTAATCAGGGCCGCGTCTTCCTGTTCGCCGATGGCGTAACCTATCGGGTAGTCGTTCATCACGTCCACCACCATTTCCACCACCAAGCGGTGCCAGTAGTTCACACCTCGCGCGTCGCGGTCCTGGTAGTAAAGCTCCGCAGTCCAACCGTCGAGGCTCCACATCTTCATCGGCATATTAGGACGCTCCCTGTCCACCTGCATTGCTATGCTGTTGGCGTAGGTTCGCTTGCCCTCTCTCGATGCTGACAGCATCGTCTCGTTCTGTTTCCTGATTTCTTGCACCCTGCGGCGGTCTATCTTCACGCCCAGAGTCTCGGCCACCTTGGCCACTTGCGCGTCATTCAGTTTTGCACCGCTGGCCACCAGTGCCTCGATCACCGCGTTCACCTCCACCGGGCGCGCCTTATGGTTGCTCTCTTTGCCGGTCAGGCCGTGTACCAGCACCTCGTAGCCGTGAAGTTGGTACTCGTTGAACTTCTTCCGCAGCCGGTCGCCGCTCGTGGGCAGACTATTTGGCCACTCCACCAGCTGCTGGTCTATCTCGTTGGCCAGCGCCTCGAACTCCCTCTTCACACTCATCTTCAACCGTCCCATTTCGGCGGCACGGCGTTTCTCCTCCAGCAGTTCGCCGATGGCGTCCAGTATCTTCGCACCGTTCCACAGTTCCGTAACCTTCTCGGGCTTCAGGTAGTGGCCGTCCTTGCCCGTAACCTGGCTGTAGTATTCGTAGGCCTGGGTGTCCAGCAGCAGCTGCTCCCTCTTCATGAGGATGCTGCGCAGAAGGCTCTCACGGCTCATTTGCGCAGGGTCGCAGCCCAATGCGTCAATCACCTTGGCCTTCATCTTCGTGCCCATGCTCTGCCAGTCTATCAGCGCCGTCCGGCCATTGCCACCACGGCGAAGGCTGCGGATGGTACCACGCTGTTGGTATTTGGCTACATTATCATAGCCGAAGATTCCAGAGAGCCAGGCTCCACTGATACCGACGTGGCCATTATACCGTTCTATGATCTTTGTGCTTTCCATAGTTAAGCCTCCGTTGCTGTTGGTACCTCTACCCCGCCCACTTGCATGGCGCGTTTCCTGATGCGCAGCGCACGTTTGCGCTCATCATCGTTCAACTCGTTATAGTCGCCTCGCAAAGCCTTCCTTATCGTCGGTCGGCTCCCGAACCCGTCACGCTCCATCTGCGTCACCACCCCGAAGGGTACCATTATTTTCATTTTATCAGTCATTTTCGTTTCTTTTTGTGAGGCTAAAGGGGGTCGAACCCTTCACGGTTAGTCGGCTGAACCCGGCTTGGTTGGTGTGTTCAGCACCCTCCATTCACCGCCCCAATCCCGGGGCCTCGATTAAGCGGGGGAACCTTCGAGGCTGATTGCTTTGCCTCTTCAAAGAACTCTCTCCCCCGCTTGTCCTTCTTTATGCCTTCTTTGTGGCTTCTTCGTGGGCCTCATGGGAACAGCCCCACGCCATTAGTGCGCAAACACCCACCGTGAACCAATGCCAGTAGGCTCCATAGCCCACCACGCCCACCAGGGCACCTACACCCAGAGTCGTGAAAACCCAGCCGAATATTCTCTCAATCATTCCTCACCTCCTTCCTCCCCTAAATATGCTGTTGCCGTCACCAGGACAGCCTTAAAATCTGGGTTTTCTCTCGCCACCAAGACCAAAGCTGCAGCAAGTGTTGTTTGATCACCTTCTATATAAGGGCAAGCTCTTTTATCGTCTGTCACGATTACCATTGCAGATTTCAGTGTTTCGACTTTGGTTCCCACTACAAAGCGGATAATATCTTGCTTATTAATCATTCCGCACCTCCTTCCTCCACAAGGTTACACTCCGTGGTCCATATCAGGACATCACCACCATCAGCCTCGACATAAAACCCTCTAAGACCACTTTTCTCATCCTGGTCAATGCGAAGAACCTCGTGCTCGGATCCTGGTGTCATTTTTTCAAATGCCGGTCCATAGCCTTGGCAGTTGGTTATTCTGATTTTCATCCCTCACCTCCTTCCTCCTCATAGTGGCCGAAGCCGTTCTCATCCACCCACGTGCCGTAGGCAATGTCCAGCGTATAGTTCAGCAGCTCCGTCAGGCTCCCTACGAACCCACGGAACGCCGCACGCGTCTGGAGGATGTTGATGTCCTCGCCACCCTCGCTGCTCACCCTCGTGGTCATCACTCCGTCGTTCTCAAGTTCTATGCGCCGCTCATCCCAGCTCAACAGTTCGATGTGCAGCACGTCCGGCTCCTGTTTCTTTTGCTTCATCATTCCATGCCTCCTTCCCTCTTGGTGTCGCCACAGAGTCCGTTCAATCTCACTTTCGCACGGAGCAGGTCGCAGAAACCTTGCGAAAGCGAATAGCCACTGCTGCAAATGTCCTTTACCCGATGACAGTGGAAACAGCCCTTGCATTTTGCGTCTGGGCTATCCAATACAACCGTGTTTTTGAACTCGGTGTAGGCCTCGTTTACAAAATCATCTCCCAACAGCCCGCGCAAATCGCGTTCTGTATAACTGTTGAGGAAATTGTACTCCTCCTTGTAGGTCGCCAGCATCCTGTCAGCGAGCATCTTTGTTGTGATTTTTACTTCCATAACCATATTATATTTTATGATGTCAATTTTTCTTCGTATTTTTGCACCCCGTTTTCCACTTGGAAACCGATTGCAAAGATACGAAGATTATCGCAATTATAACGAAAAAAATCGCATGGTAAAGCAAAGAATTTTACAAATAATTGAAAATAAAAACCTTACAAGGTCAATTTTTTTTCAAAAGACAGGCTTAAAGCGTGGTTTTTTGGACTCAGACAAACTTGAACAGGCAGTTTCTGACCGTCAAATTGCGATGATTATCGCCGCCTTCCCCGACATTGATACCGACTGGCTTATCACGGGAAAAGGTAAAATGACAAGGGAATCCACCCCAGAAGCTCCATCGGATGGTACACTCACCGTCCTTCTTGAGCGAATAGAAGACCTTGCCAGAGACGTTGGCCGACTACAGGCCGAAAACGAGGAGTTAAAAAACAAACTTGCCCGTGCAGAGACGAGGACGGCTGCCTCTGCCAAAGCTGCCGCCGGTTGAACCTTGCGCCCTTTTTGCGGGTCGTAAAGTAGAATTGCACCCACCAAGCAGCCCCATTGTACAACTTTCAGCCCCTGTCAATGGGTCTTTTTATTACCTAATACACTAATTTTCAATTCTCAACTTCCAATTTTCATAAAATAAAACTGCACTCCCTTTTTGTCATAAAACCGCCAAACTGCACTCCCTTTTTGTCATAAAAACCGCTTTTTGTGTCCGATTACGAGCATAAAAATGTCCGTCCAACTGTCCACCCAACCGTCCACCCAACTGTCCACCCTACCGTCCATCCAACTCCAAAATCCCCCGCCGTTAGGTATTTTGCCATACCACGGAAACTGGTCCCGAAGGTGGCAGTATTATAGCCTCCAGACGGCCCATTAAACCCATCCGGTTCACCAACCGCTCACAGACACAAAGAAAGGGCGCAGAACCGCGTAAATACACGCCTCTGCGCCCTTTATGGCTCCTGTGCCACACGGCCGTTAAGCCGAGATTAAAGCCCCGTTAAACCTCGATTAAAGCATAATTAACACCAAGCATCCCGGATCCGGCAAAAAATTAAACCAAAATTAAAGCAAATTAAAGCACGGGGCCAAATTAACCGGCACAAAAAAAGCCGCCTCCCAGCGACCGCAAATAATTAAAAATCAGCCAAAAATCGGCAAAAAATATCTTCTATCTTATCTATTTTATTAGAGACTATTTAATACGCCCCCTATATAACGGTGCAATATTTCCCCTTTTTTACAGGGAGTATATTGTTGTGATGTGAGGTTCGGGAAATGGTATTATTTTAAGAATGTTGCTTGCA